ATAGATAGCCACATCTACTACCGAAAGGCCGCTAGCGAGGCCGTCAGCATAGCTTACGCTTGCATATCCTGATGTAGCATGATTTTCCCACCCATAGGCAACCATTGTATAGGATTCTACAGAATCTACATAGTTACTTAAAGCATCAATGTCTGTACTAGTAGCAACATCCTCCAGATTAGTCTCTATTGCGCCTACGGCCAATTCCAGATGATTTGAAAGAGCTTCAATTTGAACGTCATACGCATACCCTTCTCCAGAATGATCTTCCCAGCCATAGGCTGTATCCCAGTTTGCCGTATCGTTCGTGGTAATACCACCCGCCACTGATGCAACAAATATTGCATCTGATTCGGTATAGTTAGTAAGAGTTGCAGCATTTCCATAATAAGAATTAGCGATTACATCACCATTTACGGTGAGTTCCTTTGTGAGAGACGATGTTTTAATACCTACGTTTCCGTCAGCATCAATAATTACGTTTGTTGTGCCTGCCCCGCTGTATCCAATACCTTCGATTCTGCCACCATTGCGAAAGACTATGGCAGCATTATTGGACATAATCAGATTGCCGGTCATTTCATCCCCGACTTTTGCCACATAGTTCGATATGCCTAATATGGTATAAGACTTGGTAATTGAATAAGTAATGCTTGCCGGAACGAAGGATGCTTCATTGGTACCCTGATATAAGCTCCATGATACGTTAACACGTCCCTTTGCTAGGGTTCTAGTCTCTCCATCTTCGGTATATAGAAACTCTGCATAGTAGTTCTTTACTGGAGGTATGTTTGTTCTAGCTACGTTCATTACTGAAAGGAAGCTATTTGAGGATGCGGCACTCAGGATACTATTGTTAACGGTAAGGTACCACTCTCCGCGAAGTGGATATGACAGCCGAAAGGTCACCTGGCCTGTTGAGGTGTATGCGGCAACGAAGGTTGCCTCTATTTGCTGGTCGTCATAACCTGACCAATCCCATGCAAAGGCATCCCAATCTCCTACTGATGTACTTGGGCTGAATGTTCCCGTGCTGGTGCTTGGTACAAAGCCCTGTGCCATTGCTCCAAGTATCAGAAAGAGTGCTATGCTGATTATCTTCCTCATAAAATCCCCTTTAACAACTATGTATATGGCTGTCAATTCTCGTTTGCGGTTTGTAATATCTTTGTTGGGTATTCCGTATTGAGACCTAACAAGAAGTCTGCCAGCTTCTGCATGGCCCTTGCACCCTTTGCTGAATCCCCTGACTGTATTGCATCGAATGCGTCCCTAAACAGAGAGAATGGCTTTTGATGAGGCATTTCACGGCCTCTAAAGGACAGCTTAGAAGCTCGCGCATTATCGCCAAGATATTTAGCCAGTGCCGACAATAGAGCCGGTCCAGTAACTCCACCGGCAGGAGTCATGGCTATAGCATTGTTTGCCGCATTATACGCAATATCTGTTGCATCTTCATCGTTATCTGATGTGAGCTTCTTCATCTGATAGCTAATCGCCGTTACTATGGCTACTTGCATTGTAATTGCGGTTAATGACTTCATAAGCTGTCCGGTATTGGCTGCACTTTTATTATTGCTCCAATTATGAAAATCTGTTGCCGTATGATTCCATGCCGCTGAGGTCGCTCCTGACATGAAAGAGAAGGTTCTGGCTATTGGGCCTCTGGATAAGCGCAATGGCGACATGAATGCAATTTCTCCGCTTACCTGAGTAGTATTTAGCGCTATATCAAACTGCTTTGCAGCCTCTTTGATTAAGGCATCGCCCCTTAAACTAGTAGTACGCCTTACATAATCATAAGATGCAAGCATTCCACCATTGATAGTCCATGCGTCTACACGACCTGTAACCTTGCTAACCATATCTGATAGCTTGCCAGTCATGGCTATATTCCCAAGCAATGACTTAGACTTTGTTGACGCTTTATACTTTTCTCTCCACTGTGAAGATCCGCCCAAATAGTCAGTTTCTACACGGACGTTCTCTAATCTCCACTGTGCTGTATGTGACTGTTCTCGAATCTTTCTAATGATTGATCGACCTTCACCAGTCGCTCGATTTGCAGTCGCATAACCTAATGCTTTGAAATCGAATGGAACGGCAAAACTTGGGAATGAAGCTACTTGCTTTGCCCATGTAACCGGATTCTGCAAGATAACCTTTGTAAATCGTCCTAGTGCCCAGTTTGCGAAACGCTCTCCCTGCTCGTTTCTGGTATCAATAACCCCTTCTTGCTTCTCTATATTTGAAATTATATTCCTGTAGTAGGATTCCCCAAAGCGTTTGATTATATCATTCTTGTTGTCTTGAAGTCCGGCTTTCCATGCGTTCCACGTCTGATTACCGCTAACGTACTTAGCTACATCTGCAATATGCTTCTCTAACATACGATCTGCGCCAATCCATTTGATCGGAGCATCACTAAACGTCCTAGCCTTTGTAGCAGGAGTATTGTCAACATCGAGCGCAATAATGCCTTCTCTGTAGTCTTCGGATATAAATTGAGGGTTCTGTTGCCGCTCCATACGTTGTTCAGGCGTATTTGGTTTAAAGTCCCTTAACAGTGTGGCATAGAAACCACCGATCATCTCTAGTTTCTTGCCTTCATTCTGCGCATTGTAGGATGCCTCTAACTGTGGTCCCAATAGTTTAGTAATCCCGCCATATTCACGATCCAACCACTGTCTTTCTGCTGCGGTGGTTCCATTGGCTATGCGTAATACATCTGTTGCACGAAGTTTATAGGTTCTAAGTGATCCTACTTCATCGGTGGTAAACTCACGAGCTAGGTTGGTGTCATAGCGAAGGACGCTCTTTCCATCTACGGTATCCTTCTTGCCCATGAAGGCATATACAGTCTTCTTTAATTGGGCTTCCGAGATTCCCTCTTGAGTAGAAATCTTGGCTATAGCATCATTAGCTGCCTTGGTTTTTGCGTCTATGCCTCCAGAAGCGTTCTGATAGGCTCTAACGACCTCGCTAAGCCTTCCCATGCGAGAATAGGCTGATAGCGTCAATCTCATCGCCTTGGTGCCTCTAATGACCTGTCCTGACGCATCCTTGCCTAGATTCTTGTCCATACGGTCCAAGCCTATGCTTTTGGTCAACTTACGGTTCGAGTTCTTTACCTTCTGCACTCCCATATAAATACGCGCGTTCTCGCCAATTACTGCGCTAAAGTCTTCTGCTGCACGTTGGCTAATCTTCTTGCCCATTCGGGATAAGGCTGATGGAAGTGTTTCGCCTGCGCCTGTAGCTCTATGTAAAACATCTCTTGCCTGACGTAGACCCGGAATAGAGTCAATCGTTGAATCGGCTAGTGGTTTATGAGTCATAACGTCTTTAAATAGTACGTCCGACAGGCGGTTTCCTTGCTGTTCGGTAGTAGGAGCATTCCTAGCTGGCGCATTCTCTGCTACGAACTTCATCCAAGTACCTTTGTAGCCTGCTGCATCACGGGCTTCAATGGCCTTGCTTACGCTGCCAAATTTGGTTGTAGCTGTTTCAAAGATACGCTCCTTCTTCTCATACGCCCCCTTTTCGCTACGAATGCCTTCTGCTGCTTCAAATGCCTCATCCTTTACGCCTGCTTCTAATGCTTTCCATAGCTGCGCTTGAAGGTCTTTGTCCGATAGTTTCACTCCGGGGAATAACTTGCTTGCCCTAAGTTTTAGGTCGGACATAATCTTACGGTAGGCTGTAGGCATTTCCGTCTTGGCATGTACTACCATTTCCTCGAATACCCGCCCCTTGTCTTCTTTTAGAGTCTCAAAATATTCTTTGGCATCCTGCTTACCATCCCAGTCGGTGTATTTACGAAGCGTTTCTTCCAGCTTCCCGGTCCACCGTTCTTTGCCATAGCCGCTCATAATCCGATCGAGCCAGCTTCCCTTTCCTTCACGTCCCAATATCTCTACCCCGCGATGCTTCACTTCATCCAGCATGATACGCCATGCTTGAGCTAGACTAGTCATGCGGTCAGCGTAGATGACTATTCCGTCTTTGCTATAGGATGCCAGGGTGTCTTTGTCTGCACTCTCTGGGGCATTGGTAATCTTGACGCCTAAAGGATTATCTCCAATAAGCTCTTTAAGACCTGATGCAGTAATGTCGCCTTTGCCTACCTCTCCCTTGGCATTATAATTATCTCTTGCAGCAATCAATATCTCAAGAAACCTGTCAGAGCCGACCTCCTCTAGAAATTTCGCTGCGCTTTGTACTGATGCTTTTAGTGCTACCGCATCCTTGTTCTTAGCTTCCTTCGCTCCGGGTGCCACTTGATTCTTCTCAACATATTCATTTACAGAAGCAATAAACTCTTTTTCGTTTTTGGACGTATTTAATAAGGCTATTAGGTTTTTATCGCCCTTCATTAACCGGATGAGTTCTTTCTGAACATCTTCGACTATTTTTGGAGCTTGAGCTAAAGACGGATCGGTATCGACCCTAGTTCCCATGCTTCCACCAAAGGTTCTTTTATTATACCACTCACGAGAGCGGTTTTCGCTAAATTCGTCGCCATTTCTGGGCATATAGCTTTTGCCAAATATAGAATATAGAATCGTTTCGCGCGTGCTTACTTCTGCCTCCAACGGAAGACGTTTTCTTGCAAGATCAGTTAATTTATTAGCAAATACCTGATCTATGGCCCTAGATAGTTCTGCTCTCTCGGCATTGTCGTTCTTATTGTAGGAATCAATAGAGTTTCTATTTGGGTCTGTAATTGCTTTATCGTTTTTCAGGAAGTCGTTTAATTCCTGCTTCAACAACTCGACCTTTAGATCGTATGCCTTACCATAAACAATCTTGCCTAAAACGTCGTTTCGTAGGATGGCCTTTTCTGCTTCGCCCTGATTCTTGGATGTTGCAATCTTATCGGCTAGTACGTCAAGGGCGTATTCAATCTTACCAGTTACGATCAAATCCTTATCTATTCCGGTTGTAGATTTGGGTATTGATCTATTCGCGTGTGTCTTATTATACAACTCACTTACATTGACCTTTGCGCCATTGTCTAGCGTAGCCACTCCGTTTTCAATCGACTTAATGGTTACTTCATATCCATATCCCTTGCCAGTTCTCCATATTGCTGTAGTAGGCTTAGATGCTGGATCAATGTTGGCCTTCGCCTTATCTATCTGAGACTTCCTTGCATTATCCTGAATCGTTTTGGCTTCCCCTATGCTTTCGCCATTCGTTCTTCCAGCCTTCTTGAGTCTATCCCGTAGCTCTGCCAAAGTGCCACCATTAGGCAAAGTCTTTGCTTCTTCTGCTATCTTAGCTGCCGCCGCATCTACCTTTGCTTTATCATTCGCATCTACCTTTGCCGTAGTGGGGCTAGGAGTCGTTTTAAGCGTCTGTGCGGCGTCGGGTTCTCCAACCACCCTAAGACCCGGTTCGGATGGCTTAACGCCTCCTGCTGCTCCAAAATCGGCTTCTATGATATTATCTCCGGCCTTATACATCTCGTCTATGCTCTTGGCCCGAATATAGTCAATGAGATCGGCCTTCTTGCCTTTTGGATAATCTATCCTGTTTGCTGCGATAACTGCGTTCCTTGCAATAGCTATTGGATTGTCTGCATCTTCCTGACCCTCCATAGCCTTCTTAGCAAGTCCATACGTTTCTTCTGCCTTCTGATATAATTGATTGGCCCGATTCTCTGCATCGGCCTTTTCTGCGGCTGTTAGTTTCTTTTCAGCAAACGCACTATCTAAAACCTCTTTGTTTGGAGTAAGTTTCGCCCCATAATCTTCCGACATCTTGCCAAGATACTCTAGTGCGGCAGCTCTCTTTGTATTGTTGAAGGCGGACGGCCATCTTTCATTGACCATTTCAATGGCTTCTTTTGTGGCCTGCTTTGAATAGATAATTCGCTGTGATTCTCTTGCCAGTTCAAAGTCCGCCTTGTCCTGAGTAGCCTTAGCCTTGGCTTCCGCTGTTGCTGCGTTACGTTCTGCGTCTTCTAGCGCAACTTCCTTCTTCTCCATTATCTTCAATAGCTTCATCTCGGGAGATTGCTTAAAACTCTTCCACGGCATCTTTTCAGTAATAGCGGCCTTTATGTCTGCTTTGCTGAAATTAGGATGATTAGCCTTCATCTCTTCTGCAATGATAGACGCTAGAATATCTGTTCGATTAGGACCGGATTCATCCTTGAATGCTCCGTTAATATGCTCTGAATATAGTTCTAATGCTCTAGCTGTTGCTGCATTCTTTGCCTGCTCTGCTGTATATGTCTTAGCATAGTCCGCTTCTTTAGGCGTAATCACTTTCGGCTTAGGCTCTGATTCTGATACTGCTTGCGTAGCTTCTTGCTTTGAAATGCCTAGTTTGTCTGCAATGAAACTGATTCGCTCGTCGCGTGTAAGCGGGATTGTTCCATCTTGAATAGACTTCGTATAGGCTTGCTGGATGTTCTGCGTTCTTTCACCAGACTGGATACGCTTGTCATATCCTGATTGCTGGCCTTCTACAGGGACGTTAGCATTGCGCCACTGTTGGACTACGCTAGGATCGTATTTACTTCCCATACGTTCAATGACTTCGTCGGCAACTTCGCCCATCGTTGCTTTTTCTGCCGCACCCTTGCTGACCAGATTTCCCCACGCTTCGTCAAATTCCTGATCCGCCTTGGTATTGAAGTCTTTTTGCTCATCACTAAGCCTAACGGCTCGCTGTTCGATTCCTTCTTTACCCTGTACAGGTACCATGCGTTGAGCGTCTTTGTGCCATTGGTCTAATGATGCTCTCTCGGCCTCTGTAGCACTAGGATAGAGGTCGTCCCTAGTCTCGTCTATGGCAACCTTCATGTCAGCGTTCTCGCCCATATCCTCAATGGCTAGAATCTTCTGCTGCAAGACTTGCTCGTATTTTCCCCACTCGGCCTTTCCCTGTGCTTCTGCTATGCGCTGATCGAAAATGCTCTTTGCTGGTTCTGCTTCAACTTTAAATAAGTCGCCGGGGTCTTTCTTCCATGCCTTAATATCGGCATCATCATATCCCAGTTCTTTAAATAGTACTTCAATATCCTTCGCTGCTTCTTGAGAAGTATATACAATTCCATTTTGTTTTGCCGCTAGCAGACGGTTCTCTAATACCCTTTGAGCTACACTCTCTAAAGACTTGCTGGACCTAGCCAATGTTTCGGATGGAGTTTCGCCTGTTCGCTTGCCAATGTTCGCCATTACTTCTGGTGTGGATAGTCCATTCTCCATGCCTATCGTGCCACCAGCCGTTAGGTCTTTCATCACACTAGCGGTAAGAACCTCATCCTGCTCATATTCCTGCTTGGCTCGCTTGTTATTCTCAATATCCTTGTCGAATGCTTCCATGCGTTCTGGCATTAAGGTTCCAATGACGAACCGCTCACGGTCTGTAATTCCACCTTCTCTAGGTGTATCGCCATTCTTGGTTAATGCTTCTTGCGCTGTTCCCTGTGATAAACCAAGGTTGCGAAGCGTAACAAGGGCTGTTCTGAGCTTGTCAGGAGTGTCTAGCTCTTTGATCCCTGATAGAACACCAGTAATGTTCATAGCGTCGGCTTTGAGTGTGTCGCCGCTTTTCTGTACCAAGTTCTCTGCTAGTATCTTCTTGGATTCTACTTCTGATTTGGAATCATAGTCCCCACGAAAGACTTTAAGGAACTGCTTCTCTGAACCTTTGCTAAGGTCTATGCCTTTGATTAACTCCGCACCAACAGGATCGGCTGATAGTTCGGCCTTAATTTGTGATAGTGGTTTTTGCGCCTTTGTGGATAAGGAGAAAATAAGGTCTGTAAGAGCAATTGGAGTAATCTTTTCTAGCCTATAGTAAAACTTCTCCACAGTGGAGAGGTTTTCCCATTGCTTGCCGTCTTGCTGCGCTGTTTGCTTCGCCTGAGATTCGACTTCGCTATATAAACCTAATCCTGCTGAAATAGCAGTATTATCGAAAAAGTCTATAAACTTAGCCATATAATCGGCTTGCTTTGCTGTAGACCCGATTAGTTCTGCGATCTTTCCAGCTGCCGGACCGCTTAGAAATGGAGTTAAAGCATACAGGACGTATCTTGCCGCTTGCGTAGCACGTTCTTCCATCGTTCCCGGAGTAGTAACAAACTTGTATGCGCCAATTCGCGTCATGTTCGCTAAAGCTGCACCAGTCTTTCCTGTTGCTCCAAGTGCTGTAAATGCTGCGCCTGTAGGAATTGCTTTAGAACCATAGATTGTGCCTACAATGGCGGCGGCTGTCTGGTATCCAGCCATCGTAGTACCCCATGCTACGCCTGCGCCTGTACCATATTCATCCATGATTAGTTTACGACTGCCCTGCGCCCATTCATTAGCACGAGCATTCTGGTCGTCCATGTCCTGAATCATGTAATCGCGTGTGGTCCACTCTTCAATAGGCTTGTTGCGGTCTATATCACCGCCAAAGAGAGTTAGCGCACCCTTAATGGTGTCTCTAGTAGGACTACCTAGTACATAGTCCAATCCGTCTTTATAGTCGGATAATACATCGCCTATAACATCCCCTGTAGTGGGTTCTGGAGGATCGAATGCGCCCGTAGCCTTTACCCTGAACTGATCCTTCTTGGCTTCGTATTGCTGCTTCTCTTGTTGTCTAGTAGCAGTATCCTGAACGCTTTGACGTAGTTGTGGATCGTTTAGCGCAAGCCTTTCTCCAAGGCTTAACAAGGAAGGATCGTATTCTTCGATGCGCTTATTTACGCTATACAAAGACTCAGCCATGCCCGTTCTCCGTTCCTATTTAGTCGCTGCTGCCGGACTACCTTTTCTAGCCATTTCGCGCAATATATCTTCTGTCCGCATCGTAGCCATTTCTGCCATCTTTTCAGCCTTCTTACCCTTATCTATACCAGCAAAATATGTACTAAACGTACTCTGCTCAAATGGAGTCATTTTTCCAAGTATTTCCATCATAGTCTTCGTGTCTACGCCGGAATCCTTTTCATAAGGCTTGAAGGTCATTTGATATACAACTGAAAATGCAGCATCGTTCTTTTCTTGTGCTGCTTTTCGTTCAGTATCGTTTTGCGCGGTCGATGTTTCGAACTGCGATTCTACTAGCTTAACAAGAGCATTCCGTTCGTCGGATGCAATTTTTTGTGATCCTTCAAATACTGTTTTCGCAATATCCGCTTTTTGATTATCGCGTTGAAGTTCTAGAGCATTGCTATGCTTCTTTTCTTCAATATCGCTAGCATTTTGAATGCCTATTCTTTGCTGCTCAATTCGTTCGGCTGATCTATTCGCTTCTATACTAGCTTCTCTCTCTGCCTGCACATTACCCTTATTCGCCTGACGCATCCCAGCAAGCGTTTTAATGCGCTCAGAAGGGCTTTCGGGTGCTTTAGCGAGGAACTCACCCATTGGGGCGGCTAAACCACGCCTAGCCGCATCATAACGCTGTCCTGCGCTAAGCGAGGGATCGGCACCAGGTTTTGCTGCATCATCTATCATGCGGTTCTGTATTCTAATATCTCCCGACATAGCCACCGCACGACCTTCTGGTGACATTCCAGCATAGCGATCCTGTGCATCATCATAAATTGTTTGGGCTGATCTAGGAAGAATCTCGGTGCCACCTCTAGGAATGCTTCCAACTTGACCACCAAGATACTGGCCGTCTTGTGTAGCAATGGCTCCTTGCCTTCCCGGAAGAGTACCAGTGCCTCCGCCGTCGGGGAACGATCTATCCGATTTGTTTATCGTAGATGGGAATAGGCTGTCTTTAGTCTTATTTAGCGCATCTTGGTATTCTTTGATAAAAGAGGGAGCCTGCGCTTGTGGCCCCATAGGCTGAGCGTAGGGGGGAGCTTGTATTGAACCAAGAGGTTGCGGAGCTTGTTGCATTGGTCCCATAGGCGGAGCAGGCTGAGGAGTTATCTTGTATTCGCTAGGAATGGTTGCTGCCTGTGCTTGCTGTGGCATAGTTGGCTTATCTACCAACCTACCACGAAATTTGTTATATATATCTACTGCCGTACCTGCCGCACCAACCACATCGCCAATATATGTAGCAGGATTTCTACGCTGTTGAGGCTGAGCTTCGGAAGGCCCACCAAAAGGACTTGGATTCCATTGCATCTTTTGTGGTTCATCTATTCCGGCGCTATTCTGTAATACTTGTTGATCTGCTGGAAGAGAGTCTAAAAATGCCTTGTCTTGCACGGCATCTCTCTTGTCTCCTCCTTTGGAAGAATAGAACATGCCACTACGAAGGGCTTCTCCACGGGTCATGCTTTTGCCATTAGCCCATACTTCCTGATCCATGTACTTAGTAGCCATATCTCACCTCTTCTTTATTTGTCCATTACTATATTGGTTATGCCCCTACAAGCCCGAATTGCAGCCTATATTATATATGCTTAATAATACTTGAATCCGTTGGTTACTGCGTAGTTGCGGATGACGTAAGGGGTGTACTCCGGGCGCGTTCTTCCGAATATAGCCCACCACCACGGCCCGATGTCTCCGGCATTATCCGTGTATGGCGATTTTGTACCAGACGGGAGCGCCTCGTATGAAAACTTTGTTATATCAATGTCGTTTGTTTGGTAGGGATTATACCCGACCATCATTGACATGCTTATATCTCCGTCTGACACCAGCGTTGATAATATGTTTATCCCATATATCATTTCGGAATAGGCCACCGTCCCTGTTGCCAGAACCGAGCTTGATCCTATAAATCCTCGATATGCTTCCGTTTCGTAGACCGCCTGCTCAGCAGAGATAGGAAGGGGAAGGCTTGAAATGGTGGCATAGCTAAGACCGGTCGGCGTGGCCTCGGTCGTTATAAAACACGACACTGAGCTGGTTACATATCTTGGCATTTTCATGGCTATATAAAAGTCTACATCATACCCCACGAACGTGCTATTCGTTAGGGAATACGACGACGTATGAATTATTTTATTTTCCGTAACCAGTGCGCGGGCGCATGCACCAAACGGCGTACTTCCGAAAAAGTCATCATGATGTGGATAAACATCCTTCTTACAATATACATCATAGGTGCCTACCGACGATGACGAGCCCCAGTACGATGTGTTCCCGTGGTCCGACTCGTCAAATAAACTTTTGAAGCTGTCATATTGTGAGTCCGGCGGGCCTTCGCAGTATTCGTAATTTTTAAGCGTCCCGTTCGTACTCCACGCAGGGGTATCCTTCACAAGCACCATCCTACTCAGTGTTGACGTGACATACCTGTAGCCATAGTCCCACTCGGTAAACCCCTCTATGATATAGTTTGTGTTTGCCGTAATAAAGGACACAAGCTGGCCGTTTGTTCCAGAAACGTTTGTCGTTGTCCCGTCGTACCTGTAGGCAATGTTTGTGATAATTAAATTCGGATCGTTTAAATAAACAACTCCCGGATATTTGATTATATTTACCTCAGACGTGACCGCTCTTCCGTACTCCTCCCCGGACGGCGCTTTGTGCTTATTAACATTTGCCGAATAAATCCATATTGACCCATAAAGATTCGACGGTGCGCCAATAGAAACGGCAAGGTTAGTCGTATTCCATGCTGGAATATCATAATTATACCCGACATATTCGCCGCCATAGATTGGGAAGTTTGTTTCGCTCGCGAAATATGAGCTAAAATCAAAATTGTTAGATGCTGTCGACGACGACCAGCTTGCATCTAGGAAGTAAGCACAATAATACCCGATCCAACTCATTACCTTTCTCAGCCTGTATAGCTCACTTGACCACTTTAGATAGAGCGCTGCATTTATAACCGACTGGTTCTTTGTGGCCCTTGCTCGCTCCCAGATAGCCATGTACATTTCATAATCCCGAAGCGTGTCAAGCTGCATCAGGATGTTCGTTGCGTACATCCCGGTTTCAGTTCGGTGCAGCACGGTAATCACGCCTCCCGTGACCGACCCGAACACATAAGCGTTTGTTGCGTAAATAAAGTTTGTTGAATAGGCGCGGTTCGTAATCCTGCAATCGAACGGGTGCAGGTTGTTCGTGTAAACATTCGTGTAACACACCGAGACAACGCCGCTCGTCGTCGGGTCCATTTCTGATTGCGACCATCCCCGAAACGTATAGCCCTTCGTCACGAGCCTGGGGATTGAGTTCGTGAAACTTGTCTGGGTGATTACGTCCTCAACGCTGTACCCGTACATCGGCCTTGTAACAAGCGCGTTGCTTGCGAACCAAGTATGCTCGAAATCCCACGCCGCAGCCGTCCAGCCCTCGGCGCTTGCCAGCGTTGGAAGCAGGGCCAGCGCAATCAGCACGAAATATATTCTACAGCGTTGCATTCTGCCGTTGCCCTCCAGTATTGCATGTCCGGCATCGGGCTAGGCATCGGGCCGTCGCTCCAGTAGCCAGCGTTGGCTGCCTCGCTGTGATACCAATACGCCTTGGCCGTCCCAGAAAGCTCATACCGCGTCCCCTTGAACCAATAAACCCCGCTGAACGACGAGCCCTCCGCATCTTCTTCTGGAAGCTCATCCTGAACTCCGGTAACATCCTGATCCCTGCGTCTATGCTCAATGTCTATGGCAGAGTAATCCTCTCCCTCTACGGTCTCTATATCTGCATCATCTTCCTCGTCTACTTCTTCAGCAGGTTCTGAGTCCGAAACAACAACGGCCTCGTCTTCTGTAGGGCTCTCTACGGATTCTACGTCCACTTCGTTATCAATCTCTTCGGGCTCTATCGGAAAATCCTCGTAGTCGGACTCTTCATCATCCATAGATGGCTCGTCGTCTTCTTCTGGAACAACTGCTCCCGGCGGGGCTGCTTCAGCATCATCAGGCTCAAACATCTCTGCATCGTCAACAACAACTTCTTCTGCATCTGGAGCATCTATATCATCAACCAGTATATCGTCTTCTTCGTCTGGAAGCTCGTCAGGCATCGAGAAGTATTCGTCTTCCATATCGTAGTCATCTACGCCCATGATCTCGTATGGAGCCTCATAGCCCTGATCTAGATAAGAACCATCGTCGTTCTCTGAGTCATCTCTGCGTTCTAGCAGTATTGAATCATCAACATCTGGTTCTGGCTCTTGGCGAGATGCGCTTGGACCTACCTCTTCAATAACAATGTTACTGATAGAAGGCTCTGGAATCGACAAGTCCTCCTCAGAATCCCCTCTCCAAGGAATGCTTAGGTCTTGCCCAGTTGACTGAAATCCAGAATCACTCATAACTCATATTTACTCTTGTTTGGAAATCTATGTTCTATCCAGTTCTTTAGTGCTGTTGAAAGCCCTGCATCGTTGTAATACATATAGGTTGCGTGTTCGGCTAACGAATTAACTATCTCTTCCTCTGCATGCCACTCAAGTATACCGACCCGATCTCCGTATCCATATCTAACATCTTGCTTATCTATTCCAACATAGTTGAAATAGGCCGTCTCATAACAAATCGCATCGCACATGTGAACTGAGTTTTCCCAAGCAGGACGATAACGCTCCATCATCTCTAAGAACTTGTCTCTGTTGAATATCTTTGGAGTATGAGACTCGCAGTTCCATCCGTATCCACCGGTAGCCTTCACCCAGTCAAATGTCTTCCAAAGCATCTTGATCCAGTTGTTGCCATCGCCATTTCCACGGTAAATCTTGTTCATGTCCTCAAGCACGAGTGGCTTTATGTCCTGCTGCTCAACCTCTTTGATAAACAAAAAATCATCACACATATAAACGAAGTCTTCTGAAAGTTCTCCGTTTTTAACTGCATAGACCAGCTTCTTGATAAGCAGTTCATTCTCTTTAGATGGGTCGTATTCCGGGAATATCCACTCTATGTGATTAACCATGCTAGGGTCTATATATCTTGGAAGGTGTCCGCAAATAACAACCTTATCAGTACCACTTAGGTTCTCACAAACACTTCTAAGTGAGTATTTCAACTCCTGATTCCAGTCGGATTTCCTTACGACGTATAATACATCCATCCCGTTCTCCCTTGTTTGTTGTTATTCAGGAAGCGACTCCAGAGTCGGATTCAAGTAATCAGAGGTATGCCTATTGGCATGAACCTTGTATAGCTTAGCATAAGACGACCTGTAGATTTTTGCAACCCCAAATGTCACCTCTTGAACGCTGGCCTGAACTCCGCCACTTCCGTATGCCTCTATCATTGCGGCTTCATACGTTAGGTGGTGCTTTACAAACAGCCTCCAAGTAATTGTTGTGATCGTGATGTTTTTGCTGGTGCTTAGAGTATGTCTAACTCCTCCGGTATTAGTTGTATCTGCGTTTGTTACGCTTGTACTGCTTCCGCTTCTACTGGAGTTTACATTGCTAGTACCTGTCTGGCTGGAGCTCCTATAACTTCTCCCTGTCTCGCTTGAGATTCTTGTGCTATGACCAGTTGAACTTGAGACGCTATGATTGGTTCCAGAACGACTTGAGTTTCTATTACTTGTTCCGGTCTGGCTAGAGTTTCTATTTGATGTTCCAGTCTGGCTCGTGTTCCTGCTTGAGGTTCCCGACTCGGAAGATCTCCTAGCTCCGGTCCCCGACTGTACAGAACTTCTTGAGCCCTCTCCACTCTGCGTCGTAGTAGATGAACTCGACCCCATCCTACTTGACTTGCTAGACGTCTTTCCGGACTGACTCGATGTCCTTGATCCAGTGCCGGATGAACTGGCCGTCCTTGAGCTTGTTCCAGTCTGACTAGAAGATCTATGCGACATTCCATCGCTACTCTGCGACCGTCTGGAATTAGACGAAGACGTTCCACTATTTGATATAGTTGACGAGCCGGCTGACGACGACGTTGTACTTCTGGTACCAGAACTAGTAGATGCTCCTGTTCTTGATGTACTAGAAGTGCTTGACCCAGTTGTATTTCTTGTGGAACTTCTTGTTCCGTTTCCATAACTTGTGCTACTTCTTATTCCAGTACTTGCCCCAGTAGACGAAGACGTTCTACGGGCGTGAGTAGAGCCAGTCTCATGCGAACTGAAAGTTCCGGCTATTGATTCTGTCGATGTGCTTTTGCTTTTGGATGACTTAGTCGAAGAAGAAGAAGAAGAACCGCTTTTGCTAGAGTCTGGGACTTTACTCCTGAAGATGTTGTGCGACGTCGAGCTTCCTGAAGAGCTATAAGTTTTCGTTACGATTCTTACAGATTTTGGGTTGTCGCTTCTAGTGCTTGTGCCCTCAGTACTTGCGTCTGATTGGGAGGCGCTAGAGCTGGTCCCAGTAGAATTTGAGGTTGTGGAAGATGCTCCTGTAGAATTGTCGGTGCTGCTTGAACTGCTCTCTCCAGTAGAAGAAGAGTTTGCGCTAGAAGTAGAATCGACGTCCGACGTTCCGGTACTTGAGCTTGTTGAAGCACCGTTTCTGCTATACGCAGAGTGCGAAAATCTAGTAGACTCCCCGCTTGAGCTTGATCTCGAAGAAGACTCCCCGCTTGAGCTGGAGTTCGATATTGTGGTTCCGTTTGAACTTGCGTTTGAATTATTTGTTCCGCTGAAGCTGGACCTAGAGCTTGACGTTCCGGATGTAGAGGTGTTGGTCTGGGACGTTCCGGTTGAGGATGAGTCTGAGTTTGTGGTTCCGGTGCTGCTTGTGTCTGACGCGCTTGTCCCGCTTGAACTATACGCTGACGAAGACCTTCCCGATGCGCTAGACGTTGAGCTAGTTACTCCACTTGAACTTGATACAGACGAAGAGAGACCCGACGAGCTTGAGGACTCTGACGAATGTCCGGACGAGCTTGAGGTAGATATTGACGTTCCCGTCGTTGATGCTTGCGAAGAACCAGTTCCACTGGACTCAGAGTTTACCTCGCTGGTGCCGGAAGAGCTGGAGGTGCTGGCGCTGCGACTGGTGCTTCTTCCTGAGCTGCTTGTATGGGTGTGTCCAGTTCCGGATGAATAGGTCGTTGTGTCATACCCTGCGGATGCGCTAATCTTTATCTGGTCATAGTCCGTTACGAACTCGTAATCAACAACGGCCTGAGCGACCTCTACAAGATTTACCTCTCCATACCAAAGACCATCTATTTTCTGTTCATACCTTGTCTCGCTCTGTGTTACGTTCGCATCTACGATTTCAGGGAATGCTGCCTCAAGTATAGCCTTGCCAACGTCAATGGTAGGCTCTATCAGCGCTCCGTTTACTGAGTAGGTCCACTTGTTGCTTCCGTAGGCGTCTACAGACTTATACGTTCTGGAACGATCGTAGTTGCGGACTAAGGCCTGAATAACTCCGCCAAGTTTGCGGTCGTATTTTAGTTCTTTGGTGTAATACGTGCCGATAAGTTTTCTGAAATCAAGCGTTTCGTCCGTGTAGGAGAAATGGTTTTGTTTCAGATACGCAAGAGCTTCTTCCGAAAGCGACTCCGCAACAGAGAATAGAATGACAGCGTCAGCATCGTCACTATACCCGGATAGTTTGTGTTCTACGAATTTAGCGCGAGAAATGCTAAGCGTATCCAAGTCAAGTCTATCGTCAAAGCGATCAGCCATTTCATGCCCCTAACATGGGTTAATCAGATAGATCATAAGGAGAGGGTGCATTATCAGCGTAATACATAGACTGCGCTCTGTGCAGTTCCATAAAGTATTCAGCCCTCAAATCGCCCTTCTGCTCTACATTCCACTGAGGCCCATTATTGATATAGTACTTTAAGCCTCTATAAATCGCGCTGTAATACTTCTCGTCTATATCTATGTTTACTTCCATTGTTTCTGGAGCAACCATCTCAACAAATGCTTTGTTATCCAAATCATTCGAGATGCTTAATAGTGCCGAGAAAAAGGCATCACTAAAGGGTTGGGAGTCGGCCTGTGTGCCGAACTCCCTTCGAACCCTTTCATACAACTTATATGTATGAATCACAATTACATCCTATTTAGTAGTCCATACTGCGTCGCCAGCAGTAGAGTCCTGAATAGTAAAGTACAAGCCCGTGCTATACAGTACTATCGTTCCAGCATCGCCAACCGTTCCATCGGTTCCACTAATCAAGGTTCCAGAACCGCTAACAGTCAGATTCGTTCCATCTTCTATAGCAACTGGTGTCGCTAGAAGTGGCAACGCATTACCAATCGTACCATGATAGCCGGACGAGGAGGCAACCTTAATGACGCTTACACTTTCCTTTGTAATCGCAACATTAGCTGGCTTTACCGTCGTACTATAATACAGGGTAGGATTATTAGTACCACCAACGGTTACTGCTAGAAACAAGTTCGTCATAGCAACCGAGTTAGTGTGGCCTGCAGCCCCTACTGGAGCTGAGACTATTTTAATTTGATTCGCAGCGCTCAGCGTATTAGTCGTAAACGTATAGGTTTGGTCGTTAATCGTAACCGTCTCTCCACTTGCCAATGCAACGGCAGCAGCAGCAGTCACAGTACCTGTAGCAGATACAGAGCTTGCCGGAGCTGACGTAGATACCGGAATGATCAACGAGTCATCTATTAACAAGTCATCTATTTGTACGCTAGTAAACACTGTTGCATCAGTAGCGGCCATTGCCGTACCAATAATGCAAAGCATTCCAATGTATATCAAGTTTCGCATTTCATACTCCTTTAGTATTTTAATGGGCGGCTCCCGTGATCCGTGTGGTCGTGTTGCCGGTGAAGGGTTGCAGCAGGAACGAACCACGGGAGCCATTTATACCATTAGTTACGCCGTAACGAGACCACCACGCCATACCTTGCGAGGCGAGCCACAGCCAATACCAAAGATGAAACGAACGCGCTGACTCGTAACATCAGGATTGTCGCCAACCCAGGTTTTGAACTCAGGCTTTTTGCGCCAGTAGAAGCGCAATTCGTTCTTCTCCGACTTGGGATCGTCCATAATATAGAAGATACTCCGAGTCGTCAGGTAGTCGTAGACTTCCCATTTGAAGCGATTATACATAGTGTTGTATGTATTGTTCGCATTCAACGGATTCTTATCCGACTTCATAATCTCTTCAACCGTTTTCTCGTCATTCTTGTGAATGAGGAGCTTAACGATATTCCGAGGATATGGGAACCCGTTCTCATCAGTCGTATTACGAGCGTTGAGTTGAGCAGTAGCCAAGGAGGTCGGCGTAATCGCAGAGGTAGATTCCTCATTCGACCACGTTCCGGCTTCTGGATTAGCGTTAGGACGATCTGAATCAATCAGATACATTCCATCATCAGCCAGCAATGGCGCAGACGTAGGTGCAATTGAACGATTGAATACATCGGCAACTGCATATTCCTGCGTCATAAGCGCGTTCTCGGCCAGATCAGACTGCATTCCGCGAATAACGCCAACATCGTCCGTTTCCTCAAGCTCGCGTTCGATCTTGATACCCTGACGGTACGGATAGGTAACAACTTCAAACCCAAAGCCATCGGCACGGGTCACAAAGTCCATATCATCCGTATCACGGTTCTGCCCCACAACTCCGCCAATCGTGCGGAAGGTCTGGAACTTAGCCGTAGGTTGTTTCACAGTCCCTTCGGACATATAAAGCATACCTTGTTTCGGTTTGTCCGTGAAGTCACGTTTCCATACCATGTCCAGTCCGCGAGCCAAAGACTCAACGAACAGTTCACGAGTATGGGTATCTGCTCCACTATATTGAATAGCGCTCTTGGCGCTTGCCGTCATAGAAAAATCAGCCATCTTAATCTCCCTTTATTATGCAACGATAGTCGGAAGAACTTTCACAAGTACCTTCGCGTATTCTTTCGTCGTGGTGTTGGTAAACGGTTTGTAATTAGACGAAACTTCAACCACCCGGAATACAGGAGTCGTAGTATCATCCACATCCAGCGCCACAAGGCCGGATCCTTCGTAACTGGCATTCTGCAACTGATATCCAGCGTAGGACGTTCCAGCAGTAACAGCCGCCGTTGCCGGACTGGTCGTGCTAGATGCACAAAGCTGCATTTCCAGAACCGTATCAGACAGGATTTCCTGAACTGCTACGAAGTCTGTGCCAGCAACAATATGATCCTCAAGAGCTACGAACAACTGCACCGCAGTACCCGTATCGTCGGTATCAATCTCTGCCGCACCGCTTTTAGTATCCACCACCGGGGTCAACAGCCCGGAAGCGAACTTCAACAACGTGCCTTTAAGCCACAACGTCGTTGCGTGTGATTTATATACATCACTCGTGATAGGCCCACCATTGCGAACAATGCGCGGGTTAATAGTAAATGCAATAGACGCCATTTCGTCTCCTTATTTTTTGCCAATGGCTGATTTCTTGGATGCTACTTGAGTCAGTTTTCCTTCTCTGTCAGCCCGGTCTAGTTTATGTTTAACCATGTTATAACTAATATCGTCTTCCCGCTTGCGCTCTTGATCGCGTTTAGCCTTTGGTTTACGAACCAATGGATCGCCGCCATGATGAACGCACTCGCCTTTGCCATCTGTAACCTTTTGCCACCCCAACTGCTCCAACTCACCATTGGTGATGTTAGGGCGCTGATAGGCATAAGAGTAATCTGGATTCGCAGTTTGATGCGCATCCTCGATTGCCCTACGTTGATCCAGCATGGTAATATCGACGGACACACTTGGCGCTGGTTTTCGTTCTACTTCTGTAATGTTTGCCATTGAAATATCTCCTTTTTCTGTTTGAGCTAGTCTCTATTGAAACCAAGTTCTTTGGGGTATAGCTTTTGCATCATTGCTTCCATCTCTCGGTCTACACTGGCCTTGCCTTTCGAGGCAACCCGTTTTCCTCCGATACTTGGCAGCATGGGTGCGCCATCATCATCTCGGCCACGCTGTTTTGCCAATAACTTAGCAATCGCTAGGTCCGGGACATCCGCCATATCTGGGTCATCTTCTTTAATCCGCTGAATGTCTTCTCTGTGCGTCTCGACGAGTTCACGCGCTTGTATTGTTCGTGGTGATATAGTGTTGATCTTCTCATCAAACGCAGAATCGCGTAGTTGAAGAAGTTCACTGAGCTGTTTTCGCTCATCACTCCTGAACCGTTTTAGCACTTCTATGATCTTGTCGGGTTCATCCAGCAGATCAACCCCTTTGGTTTCGGAAAGCCAGTCTGGTTCGTTTTGATTGGCCTTTTCAGGTACGCGTTGCGTCTGTAGTGCCGTAATCAACGACTGTGCTGTTCCTAGTTGCTCTTCCAGAGCTTTGCACTTCTGAGAAACTTTAGTATCGTGCCTTTGTATGTCTTTATACCTAGATTCCCAGTTGCTTCCTTTAGCGCCATCTTGGGATTCTTCGGCTTGAGTGTCCGTATCGACGGATTCAGCGTCAAGAGTGTCCTTGTCCATCTGTCGTTCTCCTTAGTTATTTTATTCTATTCTGTCAACACCTTTTCTATCTTTGTTCACTTGAGCAAGGATATACTCGGGCAAGGTGATAATTTCGTTATACACTTTGATCTTGGTTCTAGCCCTATCATCTTCTGATGCTAGAAGAATGTTTATCTGTGAATCACGTCTCTCTTCAAGAAGTGGGATCATATATACTTCCCACTCTTTAGATGTTACGATTCGATATAGTTCTTCCATGTTCTTCATTGTGCCACCGACATAGCGCCTGCCATTTCCCCACCAACTGGAACTTCTCCGTTAGGGGCTTGCGCGGCTGCATCGCCTGATTCAGACTGAATAATAGCCTCGTGTTCAAGAATATGAGCATCAAGGTAGGATAGGTTCGGGAATTGCTCCTCAAAGCCGTTATAACGCATCCTGTAGCTCTTATGGATACGAAGGTGGATATAATCGTTATCATCTACGTTAACCACTGTAGCCTGTCCATTCTGCGTCATGGCTACATTTTCCATCTCTGCCCATCTAGCTGCATCTCCATCCTGTCTTGCGCGAATGTATTTATCTCCATTCAGACCAGATTTAGAGAATATATCCTTCATCAATGCGCCAATATCTATTTCGTGGGTATCTGATTTAAGAAGCTGTGGAGCCTGTGCAACCATTCTTACCAATCCCATAAGCATCTGTTGCGCTTGCATATCATTGATATATTCATCCACAATATCAATCTGTGTGTCAAAGTCGCCCATCATATCCGTTGGGCTTACATTGGGCAGCAATGGCATGTCCGTAATAGCATTGATTACAGAAGGTGTTCCATACGCTCTCCAAAGACTTTTAGTCTTTTGGGCAAAGAATCCTATTTTCTGCTGTAGAACGTAGTTAATCCAAGCCAATGAAGGCTGAGAGGATAGCTGGAAGATGTTATTTGCTTCCAATGCGCTAGTTCTAGCTCCAAAGCTCTCTCCAAGCCGATTCTTATCCGTACCAAGCGCGGACTGAGATTCAGCCTTGAAGTATTCCAGCAATCCAACCGTTTGCTGCGTATTATCCCTAATAGCCATCTGCTGTATGGCGCCTTCTCTTATTATTGTCCATACCCGGCCAGAGGCATCCCATTTAAGATCATCCGGCTTAACGTACATTTCTCCCTCTAGAATCGTTGTAGGAGGTCTACAGGCTAAGGCCATGTTATCTATGGTAAGACACTTCAAGGAGCATTCTGCGCTGTAATTAGAGCGCATAATATCAGCCGGTGCTACATGATAAAGAAGGTCGGCATCATCTGGGTATAGATGAATCATACGAATGGGTATTTCATCATCTGGGTCTGGATTCCGAATGATGGTCATCACCTTGCCGCCATCGAGTGTATTCCCTATGATTGTTGCAAAATACAACACTGGCACTGCTTTTTCATCCCACTTGCCATTCTCAATAGGTGCGCGAAACCATATATCCCATTTTAGATATTGGTCTATGCCTTTACTCTCTTCCCACGTCTTATCATTGTTTTCTAGCAACCGTTGACGGAATGCAACACCTTCTTGTCCATCCCAAGCATCGTCATCGCTGAGTAGATCGTAAGCGTCTTCGTCATAGATTCCTTTTCGTACTTCGTTATAAATGGCCGATTTATTAACAATAGAAGGAACAATTACACAGGACTGGCTTTGAAGGTCGCCAATGTATGGATCGGCGAATATATCAAAGATATTCAACATGCGCTGTTCGGGGTGCGCCTTTACGACAACCTCTTTAGACACGCGCTTTCTTCCGGTCATTTTGGTTACTTCGTTGCCTGCTTCATCGGTTATGACCTCATAGACCGGCTCTTCAACGTCAATCGTCCGAACTTCTAATGCCCAGTTAATCATATACGGAATGTTTCCATACTTCGCCAAACTGGTCCAGAAGCACGTAGATTTCTCCTTGTACTTATCATGCTTCATCGTATAGCGAACAAGCGAGTTTAGCTGGTCTGACTCCGCCTGCCCCTGATCGCTCGAATACTGTACGTTCTGGTTTACGATAGGATTGAACTTAAATGGAACATCGCGGCTATTCTCTACTGCCACACCCTCGGAAGCAATTTGGGATATTTGACGCCAGAACATGGGAGAACCAAGATTTGCTCTAGGATCGTCTTTAAGATTCATGCCCTTAGACACCTCGGCGGCATTGATGGTTCTATTTTGTGCAGCCTTATACATATAATCTGCAACTTCCCACGAGTCCTCGAACTGCTCTCGGAGAGATTTTACACGATTATATTCAGAATTTGCTGAATCAACGAACTTGGTTACAATGTCTTTATTGATTGCCAGATTTTGAATGCTGCTTTTTTGTTTCTTCATCAATCTTCCTTCCTATAAATAAACCCTCGGTTTGGGCCTTTGTCTAAGAATACATCTTCCTTAACGAAGCGGTATTCGTTTCCATCTCCAATACGAACAACTTCCATCCGATTATCTAACTCAGGAACAATGACGAATGTTTTCCCGTCGCAATGTTCTTTTCGTATATACTTACACTTCGGGCCTACATCTAGTACTTCACACCAGCTTGTAGTTTGAACTGCTGATTCTGGCATATAAAGCAATATCTCATCATTAGCTCCGCGCAGATGGTCTGTTATAGCCTTGTTTACAAGAACGTAGTTACCAAGCGGCAGCATTTCCTTAATAGCCGGTGTATTTGTCATATAATGGCCTCTTATTATTTTGCGTATTACTCTCTTCGTCTAAACTGTCAACATAATTATATCCATCGATATATCGCGGACGATCTATAATGGCATACCTAAAGGCGTCCATATCGTGGTCATCTACCGCTCTAGGACGCTCTGCTAACCGTGTTCCCCCGTCCTTACCCTTACGCACTACCGGAGTGTTAATATAATGCTCTATATGCTTAATAAATACTGATAGCGTTCTAAAAAAGAAAATCCTCGGCTTTCCGGGTTTGCCGGTATGTGGATGTATCTTATTAAAGTCGGGCTTTAGCCATTCCTTCACGATAGGAATTGTAGCCTCTGTTGTTTCCCCAGATGCAGGCCGAACATATAGTCCATTAAGCTGATATAGTCGCCCTATAGTCAGTGATGAATTAGGCTGCTTGCTGGCGAATGTCCTGCTATCTAATACAGTCTTAACGAACTTCGTTTTCTGCACCTCTTCGTAGCACTCGACTATTTCACTATTCCTAGTGTCTGATATTCGTCCATTACGTTGTCTAACATTCCCTGACTTCGTAATTATATCTAACGCACTCTCCGATACTAGGGCGTTATGCCTATAATACATATCATAGAAATATACATCTCCTATTTCATTCACTGCATAGTATAGACACGCAGTAGGGTTTACTCTTCCCCAATCCATGCTTCTATATCTAGTCCAGTTAGGCGGTATGTCGAATGGGTCCACAAGGTGTATAGCCCTATCCCACTCATCATATACCAACCCACCGGTTTCATGCCATTCTCCGTATAACCTGGCTCGACCTTCTTTGCGTGACTTCTCGTCATGGTTCTTAATCGGTTCTTCTACCCACTTCCTAAATGCGGCCTTCTTCTGTATTTCTGGATAAATCCAATCTGGAACGTCGTCCAGTAGCGAACAGTTGTAGAACTCGATCGAATGACCCTTTGTAGTATTGCCTAGTGCCATATCATGCACAAACGTCCCGGCTCCGGTCTCTGCGCGTCCTTCTACCTTATGAGGAGTTAAACTGAATACATGCCTTCCATTACGAGTTCTTAACCGCTCATCTGCTCCATCAAACTTAGCCTCTTCCGGTTGCTCATCCCACATGAACCTATCAATGGCCTGCGATTCATACGGCGTCTGGCTCATGCTGTAGTACATCATCCATAAATTAAGATGTTTGGTTTGTATTCTAGGGCTATCCTTCCAGTTGATCGGCCTTCCGCCCTTACCCCTTATACCATATTCTTCCAGATACTTTACTGGAGTCCACTTGCGAATGATCTGAGGCCATATCGTACTCTTTAAGTTTACAAGCTCATAGGTAGCTACAGCTGTAACGTATCCATCTGATGGCGGAGCAAATGGCCTAAACTTTACCCCATGTTCTGTAAAGAGTTTCCACGTAGGATCGCATGGTATAATATCAAGTAACAGGTCTATCCACGCACAAGTACTTTTCCCAGTACGATTCGGGGCTACCATGCCGCTTATGGTATAGTTCTTATCATTCAGAAACGCTAGCTGGCCTTTTCCATTAGGACAATAGAACTGTAGCGGATTCTCTTCCTGCTCTTTCTTTAGCGTAACAAAATGCTCACGCATAGCCCTATTATTCTTCAACCATGACTTCGCATAACTTAGTATGGTTCTTCCCAAGAACAAGGTTTCTCTATTAACCCTGTCCTTGACGTATCTCATTAGATACGACTCCTCACCCGTTTCTGGAAAATCTCCAAGGTACTGTGTGTATGTAAGCTCCTGACACCCATCCTCTGTGAAGAAGAAGTAAGTCCAGTCGCTCGGGCCTTTCCAACTAATCATTATCTTCTTCTGCTTTCTTTAGTCTCTCTAGTTGTCTGCCAAGCTCTAAGCAGTCCAGTTCCCACCCATATTTCTTATCCTGCTTTTTAGCGTTAATAAGGGCTATGATCTCCTCTTTGCTTAATCTACCCATACGACACTCGTAATAGCGGACTGGTTCCATAACGTGATCTCCTCCGTATTTAGTGCTGCGACGCGCTGTAGCTCCTCTAACCACCCTTCTACCCACGTCCTAGAGATTGTGCCCATACATTTGTTGTAGATTTTCTGTCTTACTAACCATGACTCCATTTCTGGATGATGCTTTCTAAACCATATTCCCATCTCCAGCGGATTCTTGTGCCAAATGTTAATATGACAGTGATAGCAATTACACATTATATTCGATGGATGTAGAGCTAGTCGTCCATCTGCGCTGCGAGGAATGATGTGAGACGCATGACAGTTACTTCCACTTACCGTCTTGCCACAAATCCAGCATGTATTAGAGTCACGTTTCTTGGCTATCTCGGACGCTAATGCTAGTGCGTCCTTCCTCAACTTCCCCGTGGACTTCTTTACCGGCTTCTTGTTTTTTACTGGTTTCTTTTTTGCTCTTATCATCAAATACTCCCTTGTTGAAAAAGTGCCTGCACATCTCCCACGCATCCTTTGCAATGCGCTTATCCAATGCTTCACGCTTAGCAGTAAGAGCCTTGGTAGGATACGTCCTCCACCATGAATTGAATAATTCTAGGCTAAAGATCAACCGTCTATCTACCCTTGCTGTCTTTAAGTGAACCGGCGGCCTGTCTGGTATTTTTATATCTTCAACTGAGATGGGAGTATATACTGGGTCTTCGCCACGAACCTTCGCCTCGACTGTCCTTACGGTCCATCCCTCTGCATCTGCCAACTCCAGGATAGCTCCCCTATCTTCTGGCTGCAATGAAGCTACAGCCCTATAGTGAAATGGGCTTAGATTGCTATACTTCCTCTCGGATAACTTATACTTCGTAGCTAACCAGACGCAGTTGGTTAAATACTGTAGGCTGTATCCAGTTAAATCTACAGCCTGCTCGTACTTGTTCGGAAAGAACTTCTCTCCAGCAATGATCATATCGCCTAGCCACCATGTCAGATGGCTACGCGATAATTGAGCAATTAGGTTAAACTCCTTGAACTTCTCCATATACTCGTCATAGAGAACCTTTGGGTTAACTATAACACCATACGGAAGAACAGTTATGTTCTTTGTAGGATCAAGGGCTTTAGCTTCTTGCGGAATGATCATAATTGCCTAAAAGGGAACGTCATCACTTACCGTTTCGGAAGCTGCCGCCTGATTCGATTCATCCTCGAACTTCAACGACATGAACTTAATCCCTGACTTTCCTTCGTTAATCCATGCAGCAATACGCAGACTCTCCCCGCCAATAAGGCATTTTCCAGTATAGTCTGGAGCCCTCTCGCTAGTCTTTTTATTGTTCTTGAATAATACCCCGCTCAAATCACGTTCTTCATAAGCCATAACATACTCCTTTTTTTTGTTTTATTATACGAACCGGCGGATGGGCTTGCCCGGCTTCTCCTCAATTACTCCGCTAATCAATACCCTAGCTGCTACGAATGTTACGTCTTTCTCTCCGCTAAGGTTCTCTAGCATCCACGCCTTCACCTGAGCCGTTTTTGTCATGCCAACGGGCGGTCGTGTATCAGCCAGCGTAATTACAACACCCTTATCTGTAGACTTCATCTGAAATATAGCTATCTCACGCGTTACTCTCGTTTTCTTCCCATATGCTACTTTGTCTTCGCTCATATTACTCCCTTCACTCTTCCTCTTCTTGAGGTTTGTTCTTTGTTTTCTTCAACCCTTCTAGCGCACTATCCACATCCCTATCGGATATGACATTGTTCACTAAAAGCTCCTTACGCATCGTAATCAAGTCCTTCGCTATTCTCAACCGCTGAATAGGCGATAGGTCCAACAAGTTCTGCACTGTAACCGATTCCAATACCTTCATGCAAACTGCATCAATCTGGGCACTCATGAACATGGTTCGAGCATTGACGCTTTCCGTCGTAAAGAATGCCTCTATGCTGTCCGGTATCTTGACATCCCTTACCGATAGCTTCTTGACCTTACTTCGCGTCATGGACAACCCTTCGCTTCATTGTCATCCCTTACGGTGCAGTCGCTTCTGCTGCAATCAAGTCGATAACCAAATGGCGTAGCTCTACCTATCCCGTCCATCAAACCCTTTAGATAGTCTACTTCTCGGCGCATTAACGTCAACTCGTATTGGATCAATCGCATTTGTTTGGTCTTCACTACCATAACAACCTCCTGCCTTAATCAGCGTAAGTCCTTGCCTGACTGCGAGCGTATAAAAACTAAGCTCCCTAATTCACCTTCAACACCCTATGCCTATATGCTTTTCCCAAAATACTGTCAACATAAATCTCTCCACAATCTCTCCACAAGATTCATACCAACAACTTTAGCGAGGCTGGCCGAGCGTCTCGACGGTTCCCCCACTCGATGGACCGCTTGAACCTTCGGCAAGCTCTCATCTCGAAAGTGTGTTTTAACTGCCCATCTCGTAAGGGAAGAAACCCTTTTATTCTTTCTTTTATATTTTTCTTTCTTGTTATAGGAAGATGGGTTTCTTTTCTCACTCTCTATGTACTATCTATACCCTGTGTTTATATATTATCTACCCTGTGTTATATCTTAACCAACTGTACTATATATATAGCCGGATTCTGTACTTCCGCATTTCTACCACCTATCCTCCACTTCCCACACTACCCCTCCGCTAATCTACACCCCCGTACACCCCCCTCCCCTACAGTGCCTCTAAAACACGTTCTAAGCCCCATAGAAGACGTTCTGTGCATTTACCCATATAAAGACCTAGCTCAATCTTCCTCCCCCTTCTACGCACATCTAATACCCCTTCCCGATCTTTCGTGTTATGCGACGTTGTACTAACCCACCCAAATAATCTCCCCAAGGTGATACTAAAGTACTACTTCATCACATCAATGCCAATAAACCCCACTCAACTCAATCAACACAAACCCACCAAGCTAAAATCAAGCTAACACAATCTCAATAATACCGCCCTTAGCTTAGTCTTTCCCAATAATATCAACCCACTAGCCATCCCAGGTTTAGGGCGATTCTCATAGTGTACGGCGATGTTTCCCTACTAACACCCCTAATGGCCGGAGGGGGCAAGGGGACCCCGTGGCACCCCGGTGGTGACGTGAGCACTGACACTGCCCTTCCCGTCGGCGAACATCCATGCTGTTGCGGTGCAAGCGGTTGGGTGTGCAAATATTTAGGGGGGGTGGTGGTGTCTGGAGGGGTGCGTATTTATGAGGTACTATATAGTATTAACAATAGCATGAAAGGATGAAGACCATGACAGCAACCAGAGACAGAGCTACCATGAGGACATGCGAAACGATGGGAGATGAGATCAGAAACAGCGTGAAGAGAATGAGCAAGGGCGATTGCCTGGACGTAATTGGGGCTTTGCGGTTTTCCGGCGCTGAGTTTCCCACTGATTATGACTGTATCAATGATGCTCTGCTAAGGGCGTCATTAGACGATGAAGTCGTCGCTGAGTATGTGTTACAGTACTGAACCAATAGGTATGGCATTTGAAGATGCTGAACGCATAATAGACAATCTCACGCGCACAACGCGCCTGTACACTAACCAGCGGCAATGCCGCAAAGGAGAATAAGACCATGAATACAGAAAACAAGACGAATACCGTTGAAGCCTCCATTGAAGCCACTACGCCCGAACAATCCAAGCAAGCGCTTAAAACGGCTCTTTATCGCTTGTGCCAGTCCTCGAGCAGCAAGGTAATGCTTTCGCGTACCTTTGCCGCGAAGTCTCTCAAGGCTTCTAACTCGAAGATTGAGTGTTACCGCTTGGCGTCGGTGATGCTCGATGTTCTCGACGGTACCGCTACATCTGCCAGTGTGGAAACTACCAAGGGCATTGACTACGCGCCTATCAAAGACGCATCACTCGAAGGTGTATTGTTAGCCTGTGTCACGGCAATGCACAAGGATATGTAGGGTTATTGCGCTTTTGTGTGTTGGCGCTTAACTAACACACCTTTTCCCTTCGCTAAAGGGTAAAGATTCCCGATAGGTATCGGGATGCAGGATAGGGAGCACGCAACCCTTAAACGTGCCTAGGAAAGACATTTAGACAGTATGCAACCTTCCTAGTTGCTCTTTCTCATAACGGTTGTTTGCAAGTAGTGAACGGATCAATTCCCTAACGGGTATATCCGCCAACACAAAAGCATTTAACCGATAGCAAGCGGAAAGGCTCTTTCTAGCAAACGCTACACCTGTTTAAAAAATCGGAAACTAGCCGATAGAAAAATGGGGATAGGGAGAAAGAAAGAGATTCCACTAAACTTGCAACTTCATCCTATACAATAGGATATAAAGAAAAGATTACACCGGTTTCAACCTGTTCGGATTACTTTTAGTAGTAGTCTGGAAACGTGCCAAGCGGGTACAGTGCGGGGACTAGAGTAATTCTTGCACCTTTTGCATGATGATTTAAATGGGGTTATCTGGCCCATGAAATGAGTAGGTATGGAAATGAGCGCATGTTTTGTGTTCATTATAAACGCTTGCACTGGATAGAGTTCCGCTGATCATAGCATTATTGCGAGTTGGAGGCGGGAACGGTTAGAGTTAAACCAAACGTCATTGGTACTGTGTGACAGAGTGTGACTGTGTGTGACGCATGGGGAATGAAGAGTAGTTTAACCTATCAGGGATTGTTTATTGCGCGAAAGCCAGCGGAAGCTGTTAGAGCGGGAAGCGCATGATATGAACCGGGAACGGTGAATGTATCTCAATCCCTGTAAATACGTTCTTTCTGGCACCTCTCCACTGTGGAGAGATTGCTAAAAGAGAGAATGCAGGCGTGGTACTGGATAACCACGAATGACGGAAACACCAGTTGGAGGAAA